AAAACAGAAGCTTAGATATAGAGAGATAGTTGTATGAGTAGATATGGATAGTGGGATACTAAGTGGTAGAACTTTAGATGTGTAGAACTTTAGATATTACCGGAGAAGTAAAATGACAGACAACAGCTTCGAAGATGAGGCTCCGCGAGAATGTGAGAGGCTTCCACTATGGAGCGGGAAAGGCATAGTGACATATGCTTGGGTCGATGAAGACATACTTCCGAAAGTAGCCGAGAGAAATGGGCAGGAGATACGATGGTACATACACAGGTTCCCTGCTGGTCCGATGGCACGGAGTAGGATAGAACTAACCAGTGGGAAGAAGTACCAGATCTATCTGCATAGGCTGATAGCCTTCGGCTCTGCCGGAATTGACGAGCTATGGCACTTGACCAACGATGAGATTGCGACAAGGATAACAGCTATGCCAGTGGTCAAGTTCAACTCTGGTTTCACCCTTGATTGTCGTAGCAACAACCTGCTACTAGGGATAGGTGAGAAGCCATTGGACTACTTCCTAATGATCAAGCATCAGGTAGAGGATAAGGCAAGGAAGGATCTGGATAGCTCAAGGCCAGTGACTAGAGTAAGGGCGGGTGAACTGAACAAGGCTCGTAAGCATCAGGAGGTTATGGATCTGGACAACACAGCAAGTAAGGAAGGGAAAAGCTCGCGCGAAATGTTGGAGGATATCTTCAAGTCCAGCGAGATGGGAGAATAAAGGATCGTCGTAATGTGGAAAACTTTACCCTAACAAAACCCTAACTTGACAAGGCCGCCCAGCTATGGTAAAATATCTTAACCCGTCGAGATATCCCAGTCGATTGGGCCTAGCACAAAAAAACCTCTGGGATTGGAGACCACCCATGTCAAGCGACCGAAAACCTACTCGAGATTCAGGCAGGTATGTAGATGCGAACGATAACCCAGTCCAATGGGAATAGTCTTCTCGCTTCAAGTGTCTTGCCACGTTGACGAAGAAAAAATTGACTAACCCCAAGCACCTTTAAAGGAGACCACTAATGACAGTATTCCTGAAACCGACCTCGTGGGAGGAAGCTCTCGAAAATATCCTCAAAGGACTTGATGAGCAAAAAGCCGACTGGCATAAGCATGGTGGGCCTGATGAAGCTCCCAATTGGCTAGACGAGCGAGACGAGTCCCTTCAACAGCTGCGAAAAATGGCACGAAAAGCGGACCAGTTCGAGGAATTGTCCAAGGTTTTATCACATCCTATGGAAAGAGCAATAACTATCTTCGATCTAATGGAGACCAACAATGACAATTGACTACAGTGATCCACAGATTAGAAAAGCTGCGGAGTGGCAGGTGAAAAAACAATTAGAGAAAACAAGGAGACCTCGAATGGAACTGACCAGAAAAGTAAAAGCTGCGAAGCTAAAAGAACTAGCACTTCAAGAGATGGGAAGCGGTGATGAGGACAACTTGTCAGAGACAGTATATAGACTGCTTGAAGAAGCCACCTACGATGTGCCTCTAGGCATATGCTCGAATGAGAATTGCACGTACTACACAGTGGTTGAACCAGATCAGGACAAAGGCTGGTGCGAGCATTGTGAAACTAACACAGTGGTCAGCTGTTTAATCCTAGGAAATATAGTGTAGCTCCAATCCCGTCCCCGGGGTTGAGTCTAGTTAGCTTGGCTCCGGGGATTTTACCTCATTGAAAATGGAGACCAATAATGCACGCTGATAGCATTTACAAAGAATGTGGACGATTCGAGGGAGTTGCTTTTTTCCCCGAATCTGACGATGTGCGTTGCTACCTCGTCTTGAAGTCATCAATCCTATCCTCCGTTAATCGACAGCAGCATGGATCAATTGGAGCATTCTATGCTCACAACCTCAAGGATGCATTTGCTCTAGTGAAAAAACACTGTCCTGATGCAGAGAGCTATGATGTTGTTGAGCATGAATTTGAGGATACAATGGATTGTAAAATTCACGAGGAGACCAATAATGCACATCGAATTTAATGCTACAGATCAGGACAAGTATTTGTTAAGAGAGAATAGTCTTGAACAAATACTAGACACGCTTCTTAACAAGCAGTTATACTGGGACGAACGCCGTGAGGCTCTGAGAGAACTGGAGGAATTAAAGGATGTGGCCTCACAGTTGTGGTCTTGTGCGTCATCAAGTGCTTTGGCTGAAAAGATAATGAGTACAGATAATTTCTCTGCCAGAGAATGGTTACAGAGACATAAGGAGACCAACAATGCACTTTAAACGTCTTAACTTCACCCCACTTGAGAAAGCCTTAATCAGCTCCTTTAAGGATCTCCGCCCGATCAAGGACGATTTCCATCAAGAGTATCCACACCAAGAGAGGAACTTGGATGATCCTAAGTATGTTAGAGAGTCGAATAGGATCGCGGACGAAGTGTGGAATATAGTAGTAGAGGCAATAGCTGAAGCAATAGGGAATACTAGGTCTGAGTTCAATCCTGATCTATTCATCAAGGAATGTACTTATCGTCTGCCCGAAAATGATTGGATATTCTGGGATGATGAAGCAGTTGAAGGTGAATGGGATGATGAATAAGAATTGTCTTAGATGTGGAAGGAGGACAGTTCGGGGTATAAAGCTATGCCCTGACTGCTTCCTGCTCAGCGAACTAGCAGAGCTTGCAGTATACAGTGACCTAGTTAAGCAGATTAAGGTAACGTCATTTAACCAATCTAGTAGAATGAGAGGTAATAGTAATGAGCATCAGTAAAGAGGACTACATCAACTGGCAACTGAGCCCTGATGACGATGGAGACGAGGAAGATGAAGATTACTCAAAAGATATCCACGAGCAGGCTTCCAAATATGCTGAGGTTATAGTGCCAGCAGTTTTGTTAGGAATACAAGAGAAGATTCCTGACTACGAGCTTAGGCTAATGAAGGCTATCTTCAGAGCAGGGTACGCTATCGCAAGTTATCCCACAGAAGAACAAGAGCAACTAGTAGTTGACTACCTAGCACAGGAGCTTGGACGTGCAAACTAATAAAGATTCTAAATATCTAGAAGGAACCCGAAAGAGACTAGGGGAGTTCGAAACCCTAAGCAGGTTAAATCGGGCATACACAAAGAAGCAGAAAGATACAGTGAAGAGATTTCAAAAGAGCTTGGGTAAGCGTGCCGGGAAGGAGGCACAGGAAATCAGGCACGATAGACTCAAGCACTGCTTTGTCCTGATCAAGGATGATATAGTGACACTCCCCCACGAGTGGACTAGGAAAGTCCGAGAGCTACACGGGAAGCAATTCCCTATCGAGGGCTCAGATGGTCTGGGCCGAGTTTGGATCAAAGTAAATGACGAGGAAATAATAATACGAGACCAGTTTATCTGGGCATTTTAAGGAGACCAGCAATGAAGCTTGAACACTTTCCAATGGAAGACATTCAATTTAGTACAGTGAGCAGTGATGGGACAGTAAGTAACATCAGGTATCTAAAGCAGACTGATATGTTAAAGTGTCCATACTGCATCATAATGCCTACTCACTACCGTCCAGACGGGACATGTAAGTGTAATGACCCAGACCACAAGGAAATGGCTGAATGGGGATACGTCTGGAATCCTACTCTTAAAACTTGGGAACACTCAGATGAGGAGCTTGAAGATGGAATGGCAGATTAATGTTCTACCAACCGGCATCGAGTACCGGCAGACCCGTAATGACAGGGGAGTACGGGTGGTCCGTGTATTCTGTGATGGCCCTGATCCTCGGATCGTTATGCACGTAGAAGACTATCGATCCATGCCACCAGAGCAGAGGCCCATGAGTATATTCTGGGACGAGCTAGAGATGCTGGTGAAGAAGGCGCAGGAAGTTTTTAAGAAGAGTTTATAGTGTATAAAATCTCGGACGTGTAGTCCGGTTAACCCCGTTTCATAAGGAGCAAAAATATGAAAACGGAAATGTGTGAGGTCAAGAGCGGTGGTACTATTGTAGCGACAGTGGATGTTGAGGAGTTCGAGTCGATTAGTGAAGCCCAAGAAAATCTTGGGGACTCGGAAGTTCTGTCCTTGATCAACACTCAGCACGCTACTAAGAAGAAGAACCAAGCTCGGCAAGAGGCCACGGCCACGGTTTCGAAGGGCAAGCTGAAGGAGATGTCTACAGCTGAGCTGATTTCCAGTGACATGGATAAGCTCACCGCAGTAGCTGGTGACCACGCAGCTATCGCCGCCCTCATCGAGGAAAAGATGAAGGAGATCGAAGCCCGGATGGCTGCCCAGAGACCACTTGCTACGACCACAGACCCCGACGAGGAATAATCTTCCTTCGAAGTAGAGGTGCGGACTGGTCTCCACCACCTCTACACTCCGCCTTCCGGGAGGTAAAACTCCCGGAGGGTTTTTCAACCTCCTCGACGTGTAGTCGGGACAACTAAGGAGACTCGTTGTGAAGACCATCTTTGTTCTCATGTCAGTACTATCGTTCTTTTCTAACTCGGGGAATATAATAGGAGAATTTATATCTTTCCACATCATTAACTTCAACTCCCAAGGACTGACCATCCGATACGGAGCATTAGCTATCCTCCTCATCTGGACCTTCTCAGCTAAGATCCAGAAGGTACTGAAAGAGAGGGGGAAATGAGACAGGAGTATCCTATCTTAACTCCATTACAGGTTTTAATACTACTCTTTATCCTTTTAGGAGCTACTTTGACACTAACTATCTTCAATTATTTTTTCTAGGGGCATTGCAATGAGCAACAACAACGACCCGGATTGGGTAGAGGATGTGAACTTCACCCCATTTAAGTTCTACGAATTTGTGGAGCAAGTCTGGGCTAAGGCTAGGAAGTTTCGATACAGTTATGAGAAGATATATAAGACGATGTGGGGTAAGACAGAGCAGGATGACTTCACTGACTCTATCCTCCTACTATCTCGTGCGATAAATCATCTGAAGTTTATCAAGAAGTCTATGATTAGAGATGCACGAATAAGGAAGACTAGAAATGCAGACAGGAACCGAAGACAAATACGGAAGTCGATACATTTTAGTAAGGAGAAAGAAGGATTTTGGGGAGGTTGTTGATCTTTCTGACGGATTAACCCGCTACTATCCTACTGCAGAATATGTTGGTGCTCGTCATTCTGTACTCGACATGATAGAATGGAAAGAGCTTCAGCCAGTTGTGGAGCCGAACCTTGTTCCATACTCTAGCCGTCATTCTACCCCTAAGGTATTAGGACGTGTTAGAGCTTTGAGCGTACCTTATAAGGAGAGAAAATCTAAGACGGTAAGAGCTTCGAAGAAGGAGTCTAAAGCAGTAAGCTCGCTCGACGTTAAGTTTAAGAAGAACGATGTAGTACCATCCAAGGCACTGATGGAGAATATGCTCAAAGCTTTGAAAGGAATCTAGCGTGAGCACGGAAAAAGAACTGTCTCGAATAACGCATCTAGTATCTCAATTCACCCCCGCCTACATAGATAAGGAATCTCTTGTCCAAGACATCTGGCTGGAATCTAATCAGAAAACTAATAGACCTCCCAGCCGGACATTCGTACTACATCGTTGTCTTAATGCAATTAGGAATGAAAAGAGACGTCGAGAGATCGTGAGAAACTTTGAACCTAAAATGGGGGAGATTAGAGAAGATCATTTAGTCTTAGAAGATCTAATCAAAAAAGCAGGTCTAGCTGTAGTAGAGAAGCAAATAATATACTACCACTTTTACGAAGGGAAATCTATCTATGAAACCTCAGAGCAACTAAACATCAGCTTCGCAAAGACAAAACAATCCCTGAACAACGCTATTAAGAGACTTCAAAAAGTCGGAAAGGAAAAAGAATGATAGGATTCGAGCACTATAGGAAGAGAGATTGGCTTAGTGTATCCGCTCTCTTAGACTTCTGTAGATGTCCCCGAAGATTCTTCTACAAGAATTGCGGACTATCTAAGGAGTTCGAGCATCCCGCGCTGTCATTCGGTACTGCCATCCACAAAGCCTTTCCTTTAGTTGTTACTCGAGGACTAGAGGCAGGGGTAGCAGCCTTCGACAGTGTGTGGGACAAGTCCTTGGAAGATCCAAAGAACCGTGCATATAAATCTCGGAATAGAAATCGGGCAATCCTAATGCTTACAGAGGTTTTCCGAAAACACTGCATAGACCTATCCATCTATGAACTTCTCCCACCCCCATCAAGCAGCATTAACCTAGATGACAATGTATCAGACTATGAAGTAGCCTTCGCAATTGACATTGGACTACCCATCCCCTTAGTAGGCCGTATCGACGCTATGGTACGGCACAAGGATACAGGGGAACTCTGGGCCTTAGAGCTTAAGACAGCCTCCGAGGTTTCCTCTCGATACCTAGAAGGCTTCGAGGGTTCCCCTCAAGTCCTAGCCTACACCCTAGCTATTAAGACAATGGAAGCATCAGCAAGGGGGACGTTCATTGAAGCTCTACTCGTATCCGCGACTAGAACTCTAGTACAGATCCAGCCCGTTTATGTACACGATCATCAGCTAGAGAGCTTCGTCAAGTGGGCACAGTATATTGGAGGTATGATACTAGAGATGGAGAAGCAAGAGAACTTTCCCACAGACTTCAGTGGCTGCTATCCATATCCTCAGTTCGGGATGCCGGGATATTTCTGTGACTACAAAAACCTCTGCCACTTAGGGGAAGACTGGACTAACTACAAGGATCTATTTGTCGTCAGGGACCATAGACCCTTTAACATTGCTACCGGATTAACTCCACTCACAGTGGAGAATAAAGAATGATAGAGAAAATAAAAGCTATAGCCAGTGATTCTAGGTACAAGATTCTAAAACTTATAGCATCTCACAGTGATCCTCTATCTACAGGATTCATATCTGCTCTGCTCCGCCAAGATTTGCGAGGGACCAGAGCGCACATAGCTATGTTAAGAGATGCGGGGATTATAGAAGGGCTTAAGCTAGACAAAACTATATACTATGAAATTAGAAGTGACGCAATCAAAAGCATTATTAATGATCTAAAACTTTTTCTGGAGAACACAAAGATGCCAAAGCTAAGCGAACGAGAAGCGCGACCTCCTAAGGTTCTAATCTACGGGCCGGCAGGCTCAGGAAAGACAGCTCTAGCCACCACGCTAGGGGAACACTTGCAGGTCATTGACCTAGACGATGGACTAGGAACCTGCTTTAAGCTGGACGATAAGTTCAAAGAAGATAGGATGTCGATAGATGCAATCACCATTACTGATACTCAGGTGAATAAGCCGGACAGTTTTCAGAAAGCTAAGAGGGCTATCCTCGATATTAGTAACAAGGCCCGGCAGGGACAGTGGGAGTTCAAGGCTATCTGTCTTGACAGCCTAACCATGCTAGTAGATAGTGCAATGAGAATGGTCCTCTATAATAATGGAAGGATGGGTAAGAGGCCACAGATTCAGGACTACCAACTAGCCTTTATTGAAACAGAAGAGGTGATACTTATGCTCCGTGCATTGCCGTGCGTCACTGTCCTCCTAGCACACGAGCACGTTAGTACCATTGACGACAGGGACATTATCCAGATAGGTATTCCGGGGAAGAATCTTCCCGCGAAAATCCCTGCCCTGTTCGATGAGTTCTGGCACATGAGTGTCCGTGGTGTAGGAGGTGGGAAGTACGAGCATCTTATTCAGACCAAGTCTACTGAAGCTATTCGCACTCGATCAAGGGCGAACTTAGATAATAATCTGAATGCAAATCTCGGGATGGTAGAGTTGCTGAAGAAAACAGGATACGAGTTCAACGGAAAGTCTTAGTCCAAGCATACGCTTATTACACAAGAAAGGAAAAGCAAATGCCAGTAATTGAAGCTAATTGGAATGAAGTTCCAGAAGAGATCCCCGTGATTCCTGAGGGCGAATATTCTGCAGAGTTGATCTCTGCGGATATAGTAAACAATGCCAAGGGAGGAGTTGATTTAAACCTAGGGTTCCGCATCACGGAGCCCGGAGATGTCACAGGTCGGATAGTCTTTGGCCGACTGTGGCGAGTGGATACCAAGGATGGGCAAGTTGGACTTAAGAGATTGTCGAAATCTTGTGGCATTGAGCCTTCAGGAACCAGTATCGACACAGACGATCTCAAAGGATTGACTTGTCGAGTCTTAACCAACCATCGGAATGTCAATGGGACACTGATGGCTAGTGTTAAGGATTTCTTATTCTAGACTCTTTTGGACTAGGACTTTTTCCGTCTACCTCCTGTAGGAGTAAAATCCTACGGGAGGTTTTCATCCCGCAATTTTAAAGGAGCCCAGTCATGATGCACGAACTTGAACTGCGAGAACTGTGTCACAAGATCATTTCTCTAGAACCGGAGGGAGTAGTTTTCAGCCATGTATCCCAAGGAATGCCCTCAAAGAGAGTAGTAATAGATCCGAAGGGGAAAGAGATGTATGATAATGTCTGTCCAACCTGCGGACAGCAAATCTACGATGGTAGAATGATAAAGACTCCTACCTATGAAGAGTTGAAAAACTTCATGAGTGATCTGAGAGAATGTTTGTACGAAAACCTTAAAGAACTTCTGGTAGATGAGTATGTAAAAGGGAGTGATTCTAATGAGCAATAGTTTTTCTGTTTCAATTAAGAAGGTTAAAGTCAGGGAGGGTAGGGGTAGGACAAGCTTCAGTAAAGTCTCACAGTTAGCTGAGTCAATTAAGAAGTACGGAGTTCTCCATCCACTTACCGTTGCACTAGGGGATAAAGAGGGGGAGTATAATCTCGTAGCAGGGGAGAGAAGGTTTCGAGCATCAGCCCTAGCTGGTCTCGCCGAAGTTCCTTGCATCCTTCGGAAAGATCTTGATCCCCTTCAGGACAAGGAGATTGAGCTGGAAGAGAACCTGCAAAGGGAGGATCTTGAATGGCCTGAGCAGATAGAACTCATGCGTCAGATAGATGAGGTGAAGAGAAAGTTGTATGGGGAGAAGTTGCAGGGACATTCACAAGAAGGATGGAATACTTCCAAGACCGCGGATCTAGTTGGGGTATCCACCAACACAGCTTACACCCAAGTTCGGCTCGCGAAGAAGCTCAAGGAACGTCCAGACCTAGCCTCGATTGTCAAGAACCTACCGATGACCATAGCAGCTAAGATGATAGAGAGGAAAGAGGAAGAGGAACGTCTAGAAGCTATGGCCAGCTTAGGGCAGTTGGAGCTATCTGAAACTCTAATGTTCGGGGACAGCTGTAAAATATTACAGACCATTCCCTCCGAATCCATTGACTTAGTGATAACTGATCCTCCCTATGGGTCAGAGATTATTGAGAAAGAACTACGAGAATCTTCCAGTCTAGTCACCCAACCGTATGCTAAAACCCTAAAGGACTTCGACAATGCTGACACTAAGTATGTAAAAACTATAGCAGAGGGGGTATGTAAGGAGCTGGCTAGAATCCTTAAACCCTCTGCTCACTTCTACATCTTCCTCTTCCTAGATAAGTACGAAATTTGGCGTAAGGAACTTAATAAGAATAAATTAGAATTGAGTCCTAGTCCCCTGATCTGGAGTAAGGGACGGACCACTACTCCATTCAAGGGGTATAACTATGTTAAGTGCTGCGAGCCACTGGTCTATGGATATAAGCCTCCGCGCGAGAAGCGACTAGCTAAGCCTGTTAAAGAAATCTTAGAGTTCTCTCCGGTCTCTACAACCAGTCGAGAGCATCCATTTGAGAAACCTCAAGATCTTCTCAGGCTCTTGATAACTCAAAGCAGTAACCTAGGAGATGTTGTACTCGATCCCTTTGCCGGATCTGGCGCGACTCTAATTGCAGCAAAGGCTGAAGGTCGGAGGGCAATAGGTATCGAGGTTGATCCGGGTCACTTCCATCGAGCGCAGAAGCGAATACAAGGAGAAAAAGACTAATCCTTTTACTAGAAAAGTTAAATGACAGAAAGGAATCGTCATGCTAAATGTTGAAGATAACTACGCTAGTAAGATAGTTCCTGGTATTGGGCCTCTAGAGCCTAGAGTAGTTATTGTAGGCGAGGCTCCGGGTAAGGAAGAGGAGGTTCAAGGACGACCCTTCGTAGGATCATCGGGGCGATTGTTCAATGATATCTTAGCCTCAGTAGGAATCGCGAGGAATGAATGTTATATTACAAATGTTGTCAAGACTAGGCCGAGCGGAAATAACTTCGGAGAGTTCTACTACGACCACCGTAGGACTAAACCAACAAAGGAACTAGAACTAGCGTGGGTAAAGTTACAGAAGGAAGTGAAGGAGAAGAATCCGAATATCATCATAGCCTTAGGAGGGGAGGCTCTCCGCGCCCTTACAGGTAAAAGAAGTATCGATGCTTATCGCGGGACGCTACTTCCCGGAATCAACTGCCCCAAGGTTCTTCCAACTTATCACCCCGCGTATGTCCTAAGACAGTATCATCATCGGGCTATTGTAGAGATGGACTTGAGGAAAGCTATACGGCACTCCAAATCCCCTAAACTAGAAGTCCCTGCGAAGAACTTTATAACTGACCCTAGCTTCACTACAACGATGGATACTCTCCAATTCATCAAGGCTAATAAGAAAACTATTGCATTTGATATTGAGACTATAGGTTCACACGTTAGATGTCTCGGCTTTGCATGGTCGAAGGAACTCGCTATATGTATCCCGTTTGCCTCCGCGAAAAGTAGAAGTAAGCCCGGCTCCTCTATCATAGTTTTAGGCGGATCTAACTTCACTAGCCACTGGACCGAGAAACAGGAGCAGGAGATAATTAATCAGATTGGACAGATCTTCGAGGATCCTAGTATCAGAAAAGTAGCCCAGAACTTTCCTTTCGACAGCACTATACTTGCCCGCGATTTTGGCTTCAAGATCTACGGACTCCAGATGGATACTCTTGTAGCCTTCCACTGCCTGTACAGTGAGCTACCCAAATCTCTAGACTTCCTCAACAGTATCTACACCGATAATCCCCACTACTCCCATGACCATGACTCCTCTAGCGACCTGTCAAACTGGAAGTACAACTGCTGGGATGTCGTCGCAACTTTTGAATCCTTCCTCGGAATCACTGAGGAGCTTATAGAGGCAGAACAGCTAGAGTTCTACGAGAATCATGCTCAGCCTGTCATGATGGCACTGACTAGGGTAGCGAACAGAGGGATTAAGGTTGATTTAAAACTGAGGTCAAATCTAGTTGGCGAGACTGAACTAGCTATAGAAAGTGCTAAGGAAGAAATTTCAAAGCTGGCAGGAAGGAAACTTAACCCCGCTAGCTCTAAGCAGATGCAGGAGTACTTCTACAATGAACTAAAGATACCTCCAGTAGTTAATCGATCCACAGGGAGGAAGACTGTGGATGAGAAGGCTATGGTCAAGCTAAAGGGGCGGACCAAAAATCCAATAACTCATAAACTTCTCGATGTTTGCCTGAGCTACAGGGAACATACCAAACTACTCTCCACCTTCTTAACCTCTAAACTTACAGACAATGGAAAGATGGTCACATCCTACCACGCTACTGGGACAGTCACGGGACGGATCTCGAGTAGTAAAACTATCTTTGGACTTGGAGGAAACCTTCAGCAGATTCCTAAGTCTCCAATCCGTAGGATGTTTAAGGCCGCACCCAACCATGTATTTATTAAGGCAGATCTGAGCCAAGCCGAAGCACGTTGTGTAGCTTGGGTAGCCCCTATACCACAACTTATAGAAAGGTTTACAAATGAAGAAAACTTTGACATTCACCGGTGGGCGGGTAGTCTTATCTACGGAAGAGATCCATCAGAAATTACTCCTGCTCAACGACAGCTTTCGAAGGTTGGAGTCCACGGAGGAAATTACGGACTCGGACCTCGTACAGCTGCGACGACTTTCGGAATCTCTTACCAGAACGCTAAAATGGTTATTGGAAGATATAGAGAAGCGATTCCCGAAGTGGGTGAATGGTGGGAAAGTATTAAACTGGAACTACATAAAAGCCGCATCCTCACAACACCGATGGGAAGGAGAAGATTATTCTTCAACCGGCTCGACGAGTCTCTCTATAGATCCGCGTACAGTTTCATTCCACAAGCAATGGTGGCGGATATCATCAACCGAGCGATCTTTCTTTCCGAAGCCGTACTGGAAGAGGATGAGGCCTATCCTATCATGCAGGTACACGATGAGATCTGCTTTTACTGCCCTGAGGGAAACTTGGACAGGGCTCTTAAAAAGATTAGGAATTTGATGGAGTACCCGGTGAAGATGGATACCACCGAGATTCCTCTCAAGATTCCTGCGGAGATTTCTGTCGGACCTAACTGGTATGATCAGGAGATAGTAGGATGAACTTCCTTTTAGGATACCTTAAACTGCAAGAGGAAACAGAGATACCCCAAGAGTTCTCTTTATGGAGTTCAATCTCTGGAGTGAGTTGTGCCCTCGGAAGAAATGTCTGGCTAGATCAAGGAGCTTATGTTCTATTCCCGAATTTTTATGTACTACTCCTAGCCGGATCAGGATACCTTCACAAATCTACAGCAATAAACGAGGTCGCGAGGATGCTGTCGAAGGTAGAACCTCCACTTAATATAATACGTCAGAAGATTACACCTGAAGCCCTGATTGAATACATGAGGGTTCCTCGCCCGGATCCTGAGAAGAAGCTAGATGCTGAGGTAAATCAAGGCTTTATAATAGCAGGTGAGTTTAGTAGTTTCCTCAACCGCCGATCCTACGACCAAGGATTAGGTGTAATGGTCACGGACCTATACGATTGCGACGATGTATTTGAGTACAGAACTAAGGCGAGGGGGATTGAGAGGATTAGTAATGTCTGGTGTGGGATACTAGGAGCATCTACTCTCGACTGGTTCAAGGAGTCCATGCCTGCCAGTGCAATCGGGGGAGGTTTAACCAGCCGGATGATTCTAGTATACGTGGATAGGAAGCCTGACCCCATAGCTTGGATAGAGTTCGGGCCAGAGAAAAGGAAACTTAGAGAGGATCTTGTGAAGGAACTTCAGAAGCTAACCCTAATTCATGGAGCTTTCACTCTAACTCCAGATGCAAGGAAGTTGCACGAGGAGGAATACAAATCCTTTCACGGTTCCTCAGAACTCTATCACTCGAAAATATCTCAGGGCTATGCGGGGAGAAGGGATAAGCACTTACTAAAAATTGCGATGGTACTTTCCTGTGTAGAAGGGGATACTTTAGTTATTAATGAGAGCCACATCACCGGAGCTTATAGTATCCTCAAGAAAACCGAGGAGGACTTAGTCCGAGTCCTTCGACTAGTCACAGCTACAGACAAGGGAATGGCTTCGATTGATATAGCTGAGATCATCCAAGAGCACAGGAGTATTACTCAATCCGATCTACTTAGAAAAGTTTCTCACCGGATGGATGCGAAGGAAATGCGTGATGTACTAGCAACTCTGGAGATGGAGAGTAAGATCCGAGTTAACCTCAGTGGAAGGAACACTCAATATGAATGGGTATAATCTTATTGAGGTACATGGACATGTACAAGGGAAAAGAAACATGAAAACGAACGAAGTGGTTAACACAAAGCTTAAATACGCCGTGGGAACGTGGGTTAGGGTCATCCCGGAGTACGAAGGGCATTGGTCTAATGCGTTCTACGATTGGATTAAGGGTCGCGTTGGATATGTGGCAGGACTCAACCCAAGCTCATATGTCTGGCTCTATCGACGAGTGTATCTGATTCAGTTTGCTGGTTCTTATGGGACAAGCAATCCCAGCAGTGCGCACAACATACTTGAGTCAGATTTAATTTCCGCGCCCGTGGGCCTATCATTTGCGCCAAAGTGCCAAACTTGCGCCCTTCACCACATTTCGGAGATGTGCCATGCTGATGCGTGTAACCCCAGCAAGAACCCGCACTACGCATGTACCGGGTGGTCCGGGATGTGTTGTTTCGGTGGTTCATATTGCAAAAGAACCGCTGACAGATGATGCCGAGGCGAGAGAGGCCAAATGCCTAGAAGCTGTTCGAATCGCCAGAGACGCGATTCTGGAGGATGAATAATGCCAAGGGAAAAGAAACATGAAAACGAACGAAGTGGTTAACACAACGGTGCGCGATCTCGAAAACGAAATAGAATTATGGCGATATAGGGCGTGTGCGTGGAAAACAAAGGACGGCGTATTTGTCTCCGGGCACGACGTTGTAATGCATCGTTACGAGGACGGCAGTCACCTCAATTTCTTAGCCTGTGACCTAACGAAATCCCAGCAGCAGTTCGCCTATTTTGTGAATCGGAAGGGCGAAGGCAAAGCGGTTACCGAACTGAAGCATACTAGTTAACAGAAAGGAGAAAAACCATGTCGAGCATGAATCTGTACACAGATATGAACAAGGTTTACTGTCAAGCGGGACAGGCGGAAATGATTATCAACAGAATCCCAACCGATGAGTGGAACAAGGAATCTGTTACAAAGATTCTCCGGCGTTATTCGTATCCGGTCCTAAGAAATCTATCAAAGACTTATTGGATGAGCGGAACGCTATACGGTGCTGGGAAACAATTCAAAGAATGGGTCGATGCGGCCTTAGAGGAAGAAAAGCCTCGCTGGATAAAGAACCTTGTTGCAGAGTTTTGGAATGCCAGAGAGGCATGGCTATACGCTTCTAGGCATGGCTATACCAAAGACATAGAGAAAACCGGCAAAAGGGCGCATGAGGCGCAATGGGAGCTTGAATGTTTGGGATTCTTCAAAGAGCGGGTGAAAATGCCCACCCTAGATGAATTGGAGAAGGGGACATGTTGAAAATGAATGAGACAGGTCTTGATTGGTCCTTCCTTGAACGCATCGAGGAGCATCTCGGCGAGGAAGAGGTTATCCGCGAGGGGTTGGCTCACGAGGGACCAGGACTCATCATGCGATGTCTTGATGTGCCGGGCGACGCCCTGAGCCTCCGTCAATTGGCGAAAGACGTGAACTGCTCAGCCACCTACCTGAGCCGCATCCTGAATGGGCATTTGATCTGCTCAAAGACTCTCTATGTGACGTTGAGTCGGAATTTACAAAATCGAACTCGGATTGAGCGGTTAACAGGCAGCAGAAACAGAAGCCAAGGACGATGTAGACGCATTAGCAGAAAGGACTTACGCATTTGGGCATCTGCGCAGATGGGAAAAGCTCGAAAATGAAATTAGGGAACCCAAAGGAGCAGACATGATTGACGAACTAACCGGAGCGGTCATCACGGGTGCTTTGTTTCTGTGCTGCTGCGTGTTAAGCGTGGTGATCTGCATGGCTATAAGCGACAAGGAGCAAGACCGATGAGCAGTGGTTGCTAAATAGTACCCCCTGTAGTATAACCGCTACACAACACAACCAAGGAGTAACCAATGGAACCCACTAGACCCCCCACCCCGCTAGGGGTGGAGTACGCCAAGGAATCAAAGAACCCCCTGCCTGTCGTGCAACTGTACACAGTAGGGCAGATCGCTGACAGGCTTGACATTCGCCTCCACAACGTGCTGTACATGATCAAGAAGCTGGCGATCAAGGAACACGGCAGGGCTGGAGTAGCCCGTGTGTTCAGCCCGGACATTATCACAACCCTGCGGGGAGAACTCCGCAGGCGACGAAAGCTAGATAAAAGCAGGGAGAAGGCCCGCACGCTCCGAGAGGAAAAGGAGCAAGTGGCATGACTACGGCTACCGGATATGTGCGAGTATCCACCGAGCAGCAGGCAGGCGAAGGCATATCTCTGGACGACCAGAGAACTCGCATCAAAGCCTTCTGCAAGGGGCGAGGCTGGGACTTGCTGAACATCTACGCCGACGAGGGACGCAGCGGAGGCCGTGCGGACAACAGGCCGGGGCTATGGGAGGCGGTGGAGAGTGCGGCTGGCGGTGTTCTTGTCGTGTATGACCTGTTCAGGCTCAGCCGCTCTGTGTCTGATGCCTGCAAGATTCTCAACAGGCTCCAAGACATCAAGGCCGACTGGGTCTCGATGACCGAGGGCAACATGATCGACACGACCACGAGCGGCGGCAACCTCATGTTCCATGTCCTCTTGGCTATCGGCCAGTACCAGCGGCAGCAGACCAGTGAGCGTTGCAAGCAGGTTGTCAAGTGGAAGCGAGGCAGGGGAGAGCGGTGCGGCAAAGTCCCCTACGGATACCGCCTGAACCCGGACGGCAAGAGAATGGAGATCGACAGAGACGAGCAGGAGACTATCCGTATTGCCAGAGAACTCCGGACAAAAGGTATGTCGTGCAGGAAGATCGGGCGGCATCTGGAGGAGGACGGTCGCTTGCCACGGAACGGCAAGTCGTGGTGGCAAACCACGATACGGAAGTTCGTGGATTTTGACAGAGACTTTTACCCAACGGTGACGTGATATGATAACCGAGCGACAGCGAAACAGGCACCACCTGCACCTTGGCTCCTCCGATATGGCGGCGGTCCTTGGTCTCAACCCGTGGCGTTCGCCCGTGGATGTGTGGCTGGCGAAGACCCAGAGGGTTCCGCCCACCCCTGCCAACGGAGCCATGCTGTTTGGGACTTACTTTGAGCCGGGCGTAATCCAAGCCGCCGAGGATGGCATGATCGACGGCCTGCCCGAGATGGAAATCACCCAAGCCCACAACGAACGGAGAGTCCCTCTGTCTCCCATCTTGGATCACCATGACGGAAGAGTAGTGGAGACCGGAGAACCCGTTGAGATCAAGACTGTGGGCCTGCGTGGGCCTGTCTCGGACCAGTGGGGGGCCATCGGTACGGGCGAGGTTCCGCCAAGCGTCTATGTCCAGTGCCATGTGCATCTGATGGCACTGCCCAAGTCGCAAGCCTGCTGGGTGATCACGGCAGATGGCTCACGAGGGTTCGCGTGGTTCCGGGTGGACCGCAACGAGGAGGTTTGCGGCGGCATCCTTCACGAGTCTCGCCGCTTCTGGAAGGAGAACGTGGAGGCTGACGTGTGTCCCGAGGGGTCCGCATCCCTTGATCTACTCAAGCAGGTAAAGCGTGAGCCGGGAAGTATAATGGAAGTTCCTGTCCACCTAATTCAAGACTGGATTTCTTCCAGAGAACTCCGCCTGAAAGCAGAGCGGGAAGAAGGTGAAGCCAAGGCTAGTCTCCTTCAAGTAATGGGGGACTGCGAGGCAGCCAAGGCGGGAGGCCAGATGGTTACCTATATGCCACCGGAGCGTCCGGTGCTGAGAGTGAAGCAGGTTAAACAAGGAGCAGTGATATGAGCCAGATGACCAAGACGGACCCGGTAGAGGCCGAAATGATCCCGGCACCAGAGGCTGGGATGCCGAGAGACCTCGCCCTGATCAAGATGGAGAACGACACGATCATGCTGGCGGCGCAGGCCGCTGGCACTAGGGACTATCCAGCCATCAAGGCGGACATTATGAACCAGTTGGCTGCGTTCCCGTCATTCGCCAGAGCAGCAATGTACGACAAGCCTGTTGGCCGGGGCGACAACAACAACATGCGGTACGCCACGGGCCTGTCCATCCGGGCAGCCGAGGCTATCGCCAGTTCCTACGGATTCAACCGGGTCCGGGCGGATGTGGTCCCGGTGGACGAATCCACGGTCAAGATCGAGGCATCCTTCACCGACTATGTGAGCGGACGGGTGTGGTCAGACTCAGTGCTGGTGTCCAAGTTCTACAAAGCCCGAGGCGGCGGAACCCGGAGGCACGACGATGACAGATTTTTTAATGTCGTGGTCAAGGCCGAGAAGTCCAAGGTGATCCGCGAGGTTATACTGAGGAGCGTTCCGCCCGGACTTAGGTCTGAGTTGGAAGAGGCCGTGGGCAACGCACTCACCCAGCTTCTTGACGAGTCCACAGTCAAGCGGATAATGACTCAGTTCAGCGGCAAGAACGTGACTCAGGAGATGCTGGAACAGCACCTAGGCAAGAAGATCGAGTCGTTTAATCAGGAGGATCGCAAGATGCTTCTGGGAATATGGAACGCGATAGACCAAGGCGAGACCACCGTTGCTGATATGTTCAGCGATAACGGCGGCGCGGCCAAGGCCCTGCCTAGTGTCACGGCCCAGAAGGTAGTCGATCAGGTGAAGAAGCGTACTCCGACCAAGAAGAAAGCGGTCCCACAGGCTCCCGCAGCCTCTGAAACTTCAGCTTCGCCTGCCGCTGGCGAGGGTCCGACCGAGTTTGAGAAGCTGGTCATGGCCCTTGCCGACAGGGATTCTGCCCACGTTGACAAGGCCAAGGACAGGATCGTCGGCTTTGCCGCCACGGTTATGGGCAAGACCCCCGAGGAACTTGAAGATGGTGATCTGGCCTCGATTAAAAATCAAATCGACACTGGCGGACTGAAGGTCTAGTGCCATGTTCATGTGCCGCCTTGTGCGGGGCGGCATTGTTGCTCGTCTCCGGGGGCCGCTCCGCCCCCGGAGGCTTTTTATACCGTCAAGTCAACCGATCAGCGGGACAACAACCTCCAACCGGGAAGGCAAGGATGCTGCATGTCATTTGATCTGATGAGGAAGGTCATGGGAGTGAATCTGGGGACCACTAGGAAGATGATCCTGATGAGTCTAGCCGACTCTGTGAATGGGAATCTCCGGGACTTGGTGTGCTGGCCCAGCCTAGCAAGGATAGCCAGACTGAGCGGGTGCAACAGAAAGACAGTGATGGTCAACCTCCAAGCCATGGAACGGGACGGGCTGATCCGGAGGATGCAACTCAAGAACCAGACCACGAGATACTTCCTGCTCCCCGATAACTGGCCATCTGCTGGGGAACCTGATTCCCTAGGGAACGAGGTTCCCCAGAGTATTAAATTCCCTAGGGTAGGGAATGACGTTCCCCAAGGTAGGGAATCTGATTCCCCCAATCCAGTAAGGGAACCAGTAAAGGAAACAGTAATGCCCAAAATCGTCTGGAAGGTTGGCGATATGGAGGGCAAGGGAAAGATTATCAATCACATCTACCAGTCCTATCCCCGAAAGGTTGGGAGGGCGGCAGCACTTGCCGCTATCGAGAAAGCAATACGAAATATATATGCGAACGGACACACGGAGGATGCCTGCTCATGGTTGCTGTCGCGGGTCAGGGATTTCGCCAAGAGCGATTCCGGGAAGGCTGGGAAGTATTGCCCACACCCGGCAAGCTGGATGAACTCCGGGCGGTACGATGACGACAATCGTGAATGGCTGGATAATTCTCAGGGAACTCCAGTCAAACCAGATGCCACGGACTACACTAAACGTGTGGAGATATACTGATGAACGGCAACATGCAGGCTATCATCGACATGACCATGGAGGAGGAGCGTCTCCTCTTGGGGTCCATACTTCGCAAGACAGAGGACCTGCCCGAGTGCATGGAGTATGTGAAGAGCGAGGAGTTCTTCCTAGACCGCAGGCATCAGAACATCTGGCGATCTGTATACGACTTTGAGTCATCGTCCAAGATGATAGACCCCCAGAGATTCGTAGGGTGGATGGAATCGGAGGATAGGTGGGATGGCTGCGGCGGCAAAGCCTATGTGCTGGAGTTGATCCAGTCCATGCCACACAGCGAAGGCTCCCGGTATTACGCCAAGTGCGTAGCCGCCCGATCCAGATGGAGGTCTGCCTACGGATCGGTCGAGTCTTTCCAGACGCAACTTCTAAAGGCCATAAGCGACCCTACGGTGGAAGTCCCAGAGGCGATAGAGAGATTTGAGCAGAACGTGTACGCCCAGCTTGCCGAGGATCATGTATCCATAGCCAAGCCCATCGGGGCCGAGGTGCAGGAGGCCATCAAACGCGCCCGAAGACTGGCGAAGAACCCCGAGGAAAACAAAAGACTCAAGACCGGGATACCGGAACTGGACACGATGGTCTATGACTTTGAGCCGGGAAGTCTGGTTGTCATAGGTGCCGACACATCAGCCGGGAAGACCTCACTCGCCATGCAGATCGCCGAGAATCTCGCAATGAACAGCCATCCGGTGGCGTACTTCTCCGTCGAGATGACCAAGGAAAAGCTGGCTGACCGCTTCTTGATGTCGAGGTCCAACCTGCCGCGAAGCAAGTTCAACCATCCCGGAAACATGTCCGACTATGAGTGGTCTGAACTGGATGACGTGTTCGCGATGTCCAAGGACTGGCCCTTGTACCTCACCCATGCGTCCCCTCTGGACATATACACCCTCTCATCGTTCTCTAGGAGACTCAAAACTCAGGCCGGGATCGAGGCCATATTCGTTGACTACCTCCAGATCATGGAATACCCGGATGACAGGAGCGAGATCAACAGCATCCGTATCCTGTCCCGGTCTCTGAAGCAGTTGGCAACCAGCATGGGCGTGGCGGTTGTGTGTCTATCCCAGCTTCGCAAGCGTATGGCCGGGCAGCATGTGGCCCCGCCGGGGCTGGATGACTTGCACTCGTCCTCGTCCCTGTCGAAGGACGCCGATCTGGTATTTATGATCCACCGCGAGGAGATGTACCACTTGGGTGATCCGGAGTGGGCCGAGGAGAACCCCGACAAGGTAGGCAAGGCCAGTGTTTTCGTTCGCAAGCAGAGGAACGGCCCACGGGGCAAGGCCATACTTGATTGGAATGGGGAGAGGACAAGATTTGAGTCCGTTCAAGATCAAAGCTGGACGGCGTAGGCATATTGTATATGCTGTTGACTTATACGCTCCCTGCTTCAACAAGACCTGTTGTCTGTTGAATTGGAACGAGATGATAGAAAGGATTCTACCATGGCTGGAAACGAGACAAGTAAATTCGCACTTAAATCTGTCACCATCTTAGGGCTACTCATTCTTGTCCTCAATCACTTCCTACCCGATCTCCCGACAGTTGAAATAGAGAACATCTCTGATGCCATCCTGAAGGTTGGTGGCGCGGTGATGGTTCTGGTTGGGCGATGGCGTAAGGGCGACCTGAAAATTTCACCGTGATCCGTTAATACATATTCACAAGGGAAACTGAATGTCCACTAATATTCCGTATGACCCCAACCTAGACTTGGGCAATATCGTTCCGCCATCACATCTCAAGGTTCTTGAAAACATCTCAGCACTGCAAACACCAATTGATGCGGCACAAGATGAACTCAATTCCCTGATCATGTTGAGAAGAAAACTCGATATGACCAAGGAGGAACTGACGCTCATGGATGTGGATGTGGATGATCTTGAAAAGCCGATAGACGATGTCAACGCCGCCATCAAGACGGCGGCTGCGACATACGCGACGACTTCCGCGACTAATCTGCCGAAGGTAGCGGAAGAGAGAAAGGCAATCCCGCAAATCAGTTCTGCCATCGAAAGCCCGATTGATTACAACAAGTCAGAGATCAAGCAGATGCCATTGGCGGCAGACACGATGACAATGGACGCTCAGTATTTTTCCTTTGATGAGGAAACCCAAAAGTCGAAGGACCAGATGACGGCGTTGAAGTCGTTTATCTCCGCCAGCACCTCATTCCTTGGAGACAAAGCCTCCACCCAGATGACCAACTCATCGGGAAGCCAGTTGGCTAATCAGGTAGAGACTCACGACATACAAGGAACCCTTGTCATAACGTGCAATTGTACGCATCGACAGGCCGACTTGTTTGCGCCGTTTATCATAGATGTGGACAAAGGCATTCGCGCGTGGAACGAACTGATCGCGACTGGCGAATTGACCGGCGACATGATCAAAGTAAATGATGCCGGTAGCATCTCTAAAATTGCTGAACAGCAACAGACAAAGGATGCCGCTTATTACAATCTGCTTTCTGGCATCACTACGGGAAGCAGTTTCGTCGGCATGGTTCATGTACTCAAGGATTCATCAACTGAAACTGATCAGAAGATGCGATCCACTGCTGCAAGTTTGCAAGGCCAGATGGAAGTGGGCAGTTGGTTCTCGGATTTCAAGGGCGGGTTCGGTGTTGACGGTAGCTTCAGCAGTTCGGCGAAGAACCTGCTGAGTAGCCAGAACATCACATCACACATCAGTCTGGTGACGATGGGTATCATCCCGACAATCGAAGCGAACGATGTTGCCCTGACCGTGAAACAATTTACAGACTTCTCCCCTGATAAGATGATGGGGCAGTTGGCCGTGTTGCAAAACTCTACCGCTGACGCTCAGTCCAGCATTACATCCGCCGCAGACAACGCAAGGACGGGTGGTCAGATGGTTGCGTTGGAAGCGTCGAAGATCAAAAGTGCGTTGTCTGCTGTTGGCGAACTCGATGATGGCAAAAATAAGATGTTGGATATCAATAGTCTTATGACTGCCTTCACTGACTTCGTGACCAAAGCCGCAAGTGGTGGCGGCGTGCCGATCAATTATTTCCTCAAGCCCATCACGGCATCGCAACTGGCTCAGATGTGGGTCGCGAAATACCTGCCCGGCGAATACGTTACCTCTGCTGGCGACGACCACACGCCCGATGAACCCAAGACGGATGGCAATTGATTGAAATTTAATAGGAGTCTTATTATGAAGTTGATATTAGCTGCATTGACCACGGTGACGCTGTTGTTTGCCTTGTCCATGTTGAGTGGTTGCGAGACTGGGTACAAAATTATCTACGGCCCAGCATCACTGACAATGGGAGCAACCCCAATCACCCCCGGAGTCAGCGTGACGATTGAAGAAAATGGAGTTGCTTGGTTCGGTGACGACAAACCGACTGGCGAGGAGTTAGGCTACCTGATAGCCATAGAAGAAGACGAAGAAGAAGCGGAATAACATGATCATAAATGCCGATGTGGTTGAAGGGCTGGCCAGTCTGGACGACGGATCGGCCCAGACCTGTATCACCTCGCCTCCATATTGGGGACTGCGTGACTATGGCGAGGCGGGGCAGATCGGGCTGGAACCCACGCCGGAGGAGTACGTCGCCAAGCTGGTAGAGGTGTTCCGCGAGGCCCGGCGAGTGCTGCGAGATGACGGGACGCTGTGGCTGAACTTGGGGGATAGTTATGCGAGTTCGCCAAGGGGGGATAAGACCGGATGCGGCCTTAAACCCAAGGACCTGTGCGGCATACCGTGGCGTGTGGCCTTGGCCCTTCAAGCGGAAGGCTGGTATCTCCGCTCTGACATCATCTGGAGCAAGCCAAACCCCATGCCCGAGAGCGTGACGGATAGGCCGACGAAGGCGCATGAGTACATCTTCCTACTGACCAAGCGATCCCGGTATTACTTCGATGCGGATGCGGTAAGGGAGAAGGATGCTGGTGTGATGCCGTATGGCGGCAGCAAAACACCAAAGCGACTGGACGCGCGCGGCACCGGCGCGCACGGATCGACGGGAATCGTCCGCGCAATGACGCGCGATGAAAAAATGAAATACTACGGCAATGGCCGCAACACCCGCACGGTCTGGAACATCACGACGCAGCCCTACCCGGACGCCCACTTTGCCACGTTCCCTATGGAAATCCCCGTCCGCTGCATTAAGGCGGGCAGCCGAAATGGCGATACCGTCCTCGACCCCTTCTGCGGCAGCGGCACGACCGGAGTTGCCGCCCTGCTGCTAGGCCGCAGGTTCGTTGGCATAGAACTGAACGAGGACTATGCCGCAATGGCCGAGCGGAGAATCGAGAAGGCGGCAAAAGGCACCGCATACCGAGACGAACATGCGGATGCAGAGGCACCTCTGTTCGCCACGGCGAAGAACTGGGTTATTTAATATCCATGCGAACTTCAAGCATGAGTCCAACGGCAAGGACTCTCCGACATCTCCGAGAACACAGCATCGCTGCCCAAGTGGTGGAGCGGTGGTGTGCATACAGCAAGAGGCGTATCGACCTGTTCGGCTGCATTGACATTGTCGCGTTGGACTCGCAGTTCCCCGGAGTGCTTGGCATACAGGCTACCACCGTTACCAACCAAACCGCTAGGATGAAGAAAATTCTGGAGACTCCCGAGGCAAAGGTTTGGATGTCATGCGGCAACAGGCTGGAAGTCTGGGGCTGGGGCCAGAAGAAGTCGGGCAAGCGTAGCGTATGGACAGTGACGGTCAGGCCAGTGACCGGATTTGATCAGGGATGATGGCCCGGTTAAGTGGAAGCCAAGCGACGCTCGAAAAAGAAACTTCAACAAGCAGTGGCGATTGCCGCTTGGGGATCGAGTTAGTTGACTTTAGTTCCCTGGCGTTCGTCTTGGGCTTCAACAACTGGGAGTTGATGTTAATTCCCTGGGCCAGCGTTAGACATCAATAGTAAAGGTTGACCTCGTTCTTCAACCAGTCCGCAGTATCCCCATCCATCATCCCGTTCTTCTTCCTGTTTTTAATAGATGAGTACAGTTGGCTCCTAGACGCACCCATTTTCTTCAAGGCTGCGATCCTACTCCTCACTGACTTCTTGTCTCGCCGCTTCGCCGCCTTTGCCATATTGCCATACAGCGACACCCGAGTCGGCTTTGTATGCGGCATGAATTTGCGGGCATGGGCCATTATTCCGGGCGTAGGAACGCCGAGCATCCCTGTGCCGGTAAGGATTTGATCTATTTTCTTTGAAAGGTATGCCCCGTTAGCCAGCTTTTTCTTCTCCTTATCGGTCAGGTTTTCTTGGTCGGTAAAACTTCGGATAAGCATGTCCGCATTCCACAGCATGCTCGCAGTTTCGCCAACCGTACCAACCACGAATCTATCCACGGACTCTGCCAGTATGTTCCGCCTCAAACCCTTGGCCAGATCGCGTGCTTCTCCAGTCTCCAAGAACGCCTTGACTCCGGTGTACGCATAGCCAACCCAGTCCCCAACCCCAATCCACGATCCGCCGAGTGTTCTGGTAATGGAGTCGTGAAACACGTCGGCCCAGAAGTCGTCGTCGTCGTCACCGAACCCGATGGCTGCGAGGCCGAGTCCAAACATCCACCAGTACGCCCTCCTTATCAGGGCCACAGAAAATCCAGAAACAAAACTGGTATGGGCTACGTTGTAGGCAAACTTGGAATATGCGGCGCGAGGGTCCTTGCCTTCTCGAACCTCCTGCCTCGCAGTCAAGGCCGCGTCGAAGTTCATGTTGAAGTTCTTGTCACGTTGCGACGAGTAAAACAACCCGAAGACCAAGGCCACTGCTTGGTTCTGTCTGGCATAATTGATTTGCTCGCTTGATGTCAGCGTGTCCCAAGTGGGCTGGGAATAGTTGATCACAAACTCGGCCTTCTTCTTGGTGTAGTCCATGAGTTCCTGCCCACTCAACCCCTTGTCCCGCCCCTCCATCTTGGCCGCACCCCAGATAGCCCTGATGACAATGAGGTCTGCCTCTAGGATTCCCTGCATACTCTTCCGGACAAAGATGTTGTCGTTCTCTCCGCCGAGGAACTGTCGAAGTGCATTGGTGCGGGCAAACGCGGTAATAATCTGATGGCCTCCGCCTTCCACACGGTCCCGTATCAATGGAGAATTGGCAACCATCTCCTCCTTGATCCTGTTAGGGTGCAGGCGACCTTCGTTCTTGGGGTTATACAGGTGCTTGCGACCGATGTATTGCCCGGCGGTATTCATGGATACCATCTGGTAAAACCAGATGTACGGCTTCAAGCCGAGGTTCGCGACGTGCAAGGGCCTGATCAATTTACCGATCAAGGCCGACAGTACGCCGGGCTGCGTGGTATCAACGCCGCCAAATTTGCGAAGGTGGTCCTCCATTGACTTGAAGTATGTGTCCGCCCTCTGGAGCCTGTCTCTTACCGTCTGCTTGAAACTTTCGCCCGACTTGCCCGGAGCCTTGTAGTTAAGAATACGCATGGCGTTGGCGATAGGCTCTGACTTTGCCGCCATAGCCGCAGTCCTTTGCACATACATGAAATACTCGCCCAACGCATCGTCGATAACGAACGGGTCATTACTGGCTCCACGTTCCAAGAAAATCCCCTGCTGATCTAGGCGTTCAGATACATACCCGCCAAGCAGGCTCTCTGGTTGTGCTGCATAGTCCACGTCATCTCGCCCACCACGGTATCTTCGCCGTGGCATATATATGGATTCTCCTGTCACCAACGGGTAACCGAAGATTCGCTGCCACACCTCGTTAAGCTGATTGCGAAGCCTCCCGTTGATGTCGAACTGGATCGCATCGGCCACGGCAACCACGTCCGCCGGGGCGTTACGCATGATCTCCCGCATGTCTCCCTCTCTCAGCTTGATCGGCCTTTTGGCAGAGGTGGCCTGAGAGCGGATGCGAAGACCCTGCTGGGGGTTCCGTAACAGTTCGCGCCGTGTGCTGGGGTCGGCAAGATGCAACAGGAGTGATGCGTATTCCATCGGGGTCAACGACAACTCGCCTACTCTCGTTCCAGTCGGACCCCATGTCGCAGTAGGCAGGATGATCTTGATCTTGTTCTTCTCTAGGAATGGCTTGGCCTTCCGGACTATGCGTCCTTTTGCGTAGGCCCCACTCACCGCCTCCAGCTTTTCGGGAGAGTAACCTATCCTCTTCAATGCTCTTTGCAGATAGGTTTGTGCCTCATGCACATACTCCCTCCTCAGATTTTCAGCTTCCAGTAAATCATCTACGAGAATCTTGTGCGTCTCGTTGTTATCCCCCACAAGCAACTTCACCTTGTTCATCCAGTTTGTCTTGGAGAACCACGCAAACCACTTGAGCGAATTCAGTTTCGGCATTTCCTCTGACGTGGCCTTGGAACCCAGCTTCGTCGGGTGGGCAATCTCCGCGTTCCTCATGGCTGCGCGGCCAGCCTCGCTCTTATTTCTCTCGCGGATAGCCGTCCTCAGTACCTGCCGATCAGCGTTTTGGCGGAGAAGAGTATTTATAGCGGCTCCTAGGGACTTGACCTCGTCAACCGACAGTTGAGATATGGTCCTGTCCTTGGACAGGATTTCTTTGGCCCGAGTGTACATGGCATCCGGAATGTTCAAGGCGTTGGAGTCAACAATGCCATCAAGCGGAGAGTCCGAGACCTGCTGGCGGACGGCATCCATGAGTTTTCTGAGTCTGGTAAGAGTTTTCGGAGTCCTCTTGACAAGGTCAATTCCGTCCATCAACGCATCTATCCTGTTCTCAATGTCAGACTCAAGACGATGTTTACGCCCCTTCCTCTTGAAGGACTTCAACTGCTGTTTCAAGAACGAGATCGCCTCTTGTTTCTCAAACCGCTCTACCATCCTGTTTACGGCGACGACGAATCGCTTCCGACTTGATGGAGTTCTGGCGTTGACGATAATCGACTTCATCACTCTGGAGCGAAGATGTTTTGGAAGGTGTTCGTTGGCAAATTCAAGTAGCTGTATCTGGCTGGCATTCAGGTCTACCCGACCAGACCGGTATCCTTGGTGAGAGCCTGTGGACTCGCTCCTCTTGGCCAGACGCAGAGCCTCCATTGCGGTCATCACCATCTCGCCGGGGGCCTCGCCTCTGGTCAGGGCCTGCATGTACTTCCTGTTCATGCTCTTGGCCACGGCCTCCAGTTGTCCGGGGGTCCTAGCATTCGCCAGCCGTTCCAGAAGTTTCTTGTGTTCCTTGGGATTGATCAGCTTAATCTGCTTGATCAATTTCTGGAGTTCTCTGGTAACAGCCTCTGCCACGCCCTTCCCTTCGGCCTTGCCGCTACGCCATGCGGCCTCGGCCCCCTTTCTCTGCCCCCTCAGAGCGATAGCCAGAGCATCACTGCCTGTGAGGACCGCTACGGGTTCACTCACATGGCCTTGGAGCCAATACTTGTTCATCCTCTTGGCAATGCGGGAGAGGTCAGCCTTGGACTTGGCCTTGTGTATGTCGGCCTTGAGTTTGGAATGGAGTCTAGGGTGCAGGGCATCGACCTGATCAAAGAGTTCCTCGCGGGTGGATGTCAGGGCTACGAAGTCCTTGGCCTGCTTGGTCACCGCCTTCTGGCCAGACTTGAACGCCGACTCCTTGGCGTACTTCAACTCGGCCTTGCTGACCTGCTGGGCGTAAAACTCCGCCAAGTCCTCGATGTCAGGATCGGGACGGATTCCGGTGGCTTCCTCGATGAAGGTGCGTATCGCCTTGGAGGGACCTCTAGTCTTCGACCTCCTGACAGCCTTCTCGATCTGTCCACTCTCGACACCCGGCTCACCCGGCGCGTACTTGTAGGCTTCGGCTCGGCGGCGAAGTGGCTTGGTTATCCTGATCGGGGTCTCTTCAAACTGGACCTCGACCGCCGCATGGGGCGTGGCCTCGCCAACGGTGAACTCTGTGTTGGTATCCCCGATGTTCGCGACCAGACGGTCCACAGCGATCCGGCTGTCGCTGGCAGCGTAGCCCTTGAAGTTACCGGCTTCCCAGAACATGACTACATGCTTGAAGTGCTTGCGGAGAGTTGCCTCCAGTTCACCCTGCGGCACCATAAGTTCGTGCATTCCCTCGACCTCTCGCTCCAGAACATCACGCTCCTTCTTCTTCAAGGTCTCAAGGTCGAAGTATTTCTCCTTGTACTCGTTCTTGTGGTTCTCGTTGCTGTCCCACTTCACACGATCCTTTACATTCAGCGGATTGAACGACACCTTCTCCTCGACAACAGCCACCCCGTCAGGCTTGAGTATCCGCTTCATCTCCCTTATCTGGGCGTTGCGAGTGTTTGATATGAACTGGAAGACCATGGCCTCATGGGCCACGTCATACTTCTCGGTGGGCTGCCACGGGGTGATCACAGTCCCGTCGTCCTCGACCCAGCCCTCGTCGGTGGCAAAAGCCTGCATGGCATAGGATGATCCGGGAACGGTACTGTGATCCCGGAAGAACGAAGCCATGGCCACGTTCGGGTCCACCCCCAACGTCCTCACATTGCCATCGGATCGCTGTGTGATGGTCTTGACGAGAGACCCCTCGGATGCACCGATGTCCACCATGGAAGAGTCACGGTCGCCGTAGGTGCGTGCTATGGCATCGCCAACCATCACCTGCACATCTGCGAATCCGGGAATAGACTTGGCGATGTGATCGTCGAAGTTCCCCCGGTGTTCATCGTAGTCGTCACTGAAAGATTTCCGCTTGCCGAGTGGTATCACCCGGTCATACGGCACCTTGGATTTGTCTCGCTTGCCTTCAGTTACATCAGAAAAGAAGTTTGTGTACCCGCGTCCATCGCCTTCCAGAGTCTCTCCGCGAATTCTCTCTCGGCGTTGTCCTGCCCGCTCTCTAACATCCTCTGGTACGCCTGTCTCTTGGAATTCTCCGGTAAGTTCTCCAATTCTGATTCTGTCAGCTTCTTCAACGATGTCACTGACAAATTGTCCGGGGTTTCCCCATCCGTGCTTGGAGGAGTAGACGGTGTTGACCCCCGTGACCGCTTCGGAAAGTTCACCGTGAAGCCCTCGGAGAACATTCGGTCGTCCGGATCGCCGAATCCTCTTGATATAACTTTCGCCATTGGTGTCTACCTTCCAGTCATTGGCAATGTACCCGCCGTTTACGTTGCGGAACATTGCTATGTCAACGGAGCCTTCTGGGAAGGCTATATTGTACGCTTTTTCTACGAGATTATGAAACACTGGGTTCGATGTATTTGAAAAATTCAATAACCGGACGCCATCTGCGGCTGGTACGATGGCTACGTCATTCCCAGACTTCTCCCCGAATACCTTGATCACGGCATCGTAGAGCCGATCCATCTCCGCGTCGTTGATTACGCGACCGGATTCAAACTTGCTGGTCTCCGTTATCTTCCCGGTCTTCTTGTCCTTTTTTCGCTTCACCTTGTACTGAGGATCGATGCGGAACTCAGACCCGTCCGCCCTCTTCTTCGTAGTGGTGTAAAACGGTCGGTGAAATGCGACTGCCTCCTGACGAAGGTAATAGCCGAGGAACGCACTGAGATCACGGAGAGCCTTGTGGTGCGTCGGGGATAGCTTCCGGCTCAGGGTAGAGCGGCCTTCCGCCCTAGTTTTGAATACCAGTTGGAATCCGGGATTACGGTCGCCAAGGAACAGTCCGGGGCCTGAGAACTCCAGCGTCATATTCAGGCCAAGGTCCTCTATGTATCTATCCACATGAGGTTTGATCGCCGCTCGTATGTCGTCGGTGTATTCCTGCCTTTGCTCATAGGTCGCGTCCGCCATGCCCGGCAGTACACCCGTGGTCGCATTCGGAGTTGCCTCTACTGCTACTTGGGCGGGGCCGTATATCTTTCTCTCCGGGTTGGTCTCGGTGAGCAGGCCATACGACTCCCAGAATGCGATGCGGAGATGCTGGCCCTTGAGCCGCTTGCCGTACAGCTTCTCGATGCGGTCGCTGATGTCGTGTACATAATCCACCAGAGCATCGCCCTCGCGGAGTTGATGCTCTCCCTTGTGCGTTGTCCATATTGCGGACTGAACCTGCACGGGAGTCGCGCCTGTGCGGCGTGCGATCTGGCGGATATACGCCTCGATGAACTGGTACTGTTGCATCGTAGCGGAGTTAATCGCTGCCTTTGGGTTGTCTTCTGAAATAGTAAAACCAAATGCGCGAAGCATCCATCGGTCTATGACGACGGCTTCAGTATCTCCCATCAATGCCCGGTAGAAGTTGTACAGCTTGTTGCCGCCGAACCTCTTGCCCTGCATTGCATCCCGAAGCATGTTGGCGACCGTGTTCATCAACCCTTGCGGGTCACGACCCTTGATGACGGCATCAATGGACCTCAGACCCAAGCTGGTATTGGCCTTGATCGTGGTATTGGTGCTGGTGACGGTCAATGCTTGCAGAACGAAATCAATTAACTTCTTGCCAAACAGGTTCAAGAACCCCGGATATTGATCTGTATACCAGTCCTTCGCATATTCGCCTCTCTCGTATGAACCAGTCATCTCCTTCATCTCTGGGATGGTCGCGCCAACATCCGTCATTCTTTTAAGCAGGGCGTTGGACATTCCGTAGAGTTCTGCGTCCACGAACTTCTTGCCGTGCTTACGCTGCATCGCCCTCTGCCACTTATCAAACGGCATTTTGTGTTCGCCGCTGGCCGCGAGATGAGCCGCACCCTCGGCAGCAAGAACGACACGCCTGTAATACTCGTATGTCTCTGGCGCGTATTCACCGGCCAGTTTCTTGGCCAGTTCTCTAACCTCGGAATCCGGTACGGGTCGGGAGTGAAACGTCTTGTATATGCTCTCGGCGGCAGTGTTGATCTTGCTCTTCACGGAAGCCTTGTTCCGTTTGCCTCCTAACCTAGCGGCAGCCTCTTCCCCAAG